AAAGGAGGGGGTATAATGAAACAATTTCAGGATTTGGTTGATGCTGATGTTGTGGAGTTTATAAGCAACGCAAGTTACATTGATGCTTTAAAAGCAGTGCTAATTTTAAAAGACGAAATACCAAAAAATATAATAGCAAACGCAACAATTAGCTTAATGAACGAACGTTTGTTAGAACCTAAGACGTTAGATTTATATGCAAAAGATATAAATAGAATTTTGTATAAGGATATGTTTTATTTTAGAACGCAAAACGCAAAAACAGTTGTAAAGTATCTTTTGCTTGCTTGTATACAAATTAACCCAGAAAAAACAAAAAAAGTTTTAAAACAAGTTAAAAAAGCTAAACTTAGAAGTCTTCCTGCAATATTAAAGGATATCAAAAAACTTAGCAAAGCGAACAAAAATGAGTATACGATTAAGCAATTGCGAGGTGAAATTAAACAACTATATTTAGAACTTATGGATATTGAAAAGCATGTGAATAAGGCATTTGAACAACTAATAGAAATTATCAACAAATTTGAAGATAAAGGGGGGAAAAAACATGGATGAAAGAAGAAAATTAGAAATGCTTACGTTGGCTACTTATTTGTATGGAAAGTATAAACAATGGGATAATTTTAAAAGGCAGTATATATTATCAAAAATAGCCGGTGCAGAATATATTTATATAGGTTCCCAAATTAAAGATTATAAAATGGCGGAAAGAATTATTAGAGACGTTATAAAAGACACACTAAAAAAACTAGAGTCTGAAAACGACTATCTAATTCCAGACCATTTAGTACGTGCAAAACACATTTTTAATAATCTAAAAGATGCAATTGTAAGTGAAGCCACATACCAAGCGTGGGTTTTAAGCAAATACGTTCCACTTACAGACACGGAATATGTTATACAAATTATTTATGGGATTGCAAAAATATTACATTCTAAATTGGAGGTGGAAATATGAAATTGATTAATTTAACTCCACTTTTATTGTTTCTAATATTGTAGCACAAGCTTTGAAAGGAAAAAGGAATGATTTAATTGTTCCTGATACAGCTTTGGCTATTAGAGATGCAGATGGTAGGATTATTGGAGTCAAAGGATTTATTAGAATATAATCTCGTGGGGGTGGTTTGTGTGGAAAAAAAAATTAGTAAAGTAGCGGACTATGTGGATTATTATATTATTGACAGTGATATTATCAATTTGAATGATTTATTAAAACATATTAATTATGTTGGAAATTATTTATTAGAACATATGGATGGACGTTTTTATTGGGATTATGTAATTACGGATATTATTAAGGAAGATGGAAAAAGTTTTATAAAGATAGATTTTAGGATTTATCAAAAAATTTATCAAAAAGTGGAGTAGCTGGAGTAATTATTTATTATTAAGTGCTAATCTCCGATAATTGGTTATGCGGGGATTAGTTTTTTGGATTAAAAATGTATAATTATAACAAAAAGTGGAGGTGGGATAATGATTTTAAGGCCATATTCTATGTCGAGATTGGTGGAATATGAAAGGTGTCCGAGGCGTTTTAAGTTTAAATATATTGATAAATTACCTGAGTTAACGGAAGATGCTGGAGTTTTTGGAAAAGCAGTACATAAAATTATTGCTGAAAGGTTAAAAGGTAACGATACTACAAATATTTTAGCGGAAATTCCTTTAGAAATGCAAGACCTTGCAGATGTATATGTAAAAAGGGCATTGAGTTTTGATTTAGGTGAGCCTGTTGGCGTTGAAGTAATGTTTGCGGTTGATGAGAATTTTGAAATTGTGGAATTTGATAGTAAAAAAGCCGTTTTAAGAGGAATAATTGATTTAATTACAAAAAAAGATGGTAAGTATTATATTTGGGATTGGAAAACAGGAAGAAGTACACCAACCGCTTTCCAAGTAATGTTTTATGCTTATGCTGTAAGTAATAAATTGGATGTTGCGCAAGTGGGTTATGTTTTATTATCTTCTAATGAATTGCTTACTTTTGATGTTACAGTTGATGTGTTGAAAATGACTGCATTAAAAATAAAAGCTTTGATAAATGCTATTGAGCAGGATGAGGAATTTATTCCAAAGCCTGGGCCACACTGTGCATATTGTTCGTGGATTGATATGTGCCCGTTGTCTAAGGCTATTAATGCAAAGGATATACCAGCGGTTAGGACAGAAGAGGAAGCTAAAAATGTATTAAAGCAGTTGATTGTTTTGAAAGAAAAAGTAAAAAAATATCAAAATGTTTTAAAAAAATGGTTGGAAGATAAGCCGGAGCAAAATCTGGAAATAGATGGATATAAAGCATTAATAGAAGAAATACCTTATAAGTATTTAAAGAAAGAGGTTGATAAAGAAATGTTGTTAAGAAAGGTTTTGGAAACGGAAGACCCATTAAGGTTTATAGAGTTTAAGGATGTATATGAAATAGCTCCTGATTTTTATAGCGTTCAGAAAAGAAAGAATTTTAAAATTGTAAAGGAGCGGTGAGAATATGACGGAAGATTTCAGAAGTTTAATTGAAGCACAAATAAAGCAAAAGGTAATATCTAAAGGGAATAATAAAGAAGATAATGTTAAAGAGAATTCTGAGCCGGAGGTGGTTAATGTGAGTAAGCAGAAAAATGTAAATAAGAAACAATCTGATAAGATTGATATAAACAAAGATAGTGTAAAGCAGGAATTAAGTCCTTTTAAAGCAAGTAATTTAATGGAGTTCTTTTCGGCAATTGGTTATAACGTTGATATAACAAAATTGGAAGACGCAATGAAAACGTTAAAAAAACAAACTGTATACGGTGAAACGGATTTAATTACATATGAAAGTTTAATAAAGGCAAAAGTTTATGAATATATTAAATTTGGAGTTGCGAAAAGAGTTTGGGATATGTTGGAAGAACAAGCTGAGAGAAGAAAAGTGGCTGGAAAGAGTATTAAAGATGCAGATTTATTATTAATATTGTTAGAAATGGCAAGGATGGAAGTAGAATATGGTTTAAGACCTATTATACATGTTATTCCTGTGGAGAACCAAATATATGTTAAAGCTGATGGTTTTTTGTATTATGGAAAAGCATCTGGAAATTTAAAGAGTATAAAATGGGAAGACCAAGAAAAGAATGGCGTTTGGTATAGTAAATGTATTGTAGAAACGGTTAATGGGACTTATGAAGGTATTGCAAGTGCTACTCCAAATCCAAGAGTGTATACAGATGACCCACGAGAAAAAGCAAGAACAAAAGCAATGAGAAGAGCTTTAAGAAGAGCTTTCCCAATAGGCGCCGGGGAAGAAATTTATGATGAGTTTGATAATTCCCCTATAAATGATGGAAAAGTCGCAGAAAATTTAAAGGAATTGCTGAATTTGGTTGGTAATTTTGATAAGAAAGTTGAAGAAAATGTCCAAGATGATAATTCTAATAATACATTATTAAATCTTAAGGAAGGTGGTGAAAATAATGAAGGGAACTAAATTGTTTAGAGAAGGAAAAATGTGGTATGACGTAAATGCGATATATGAAATATTGGAAAAAAAACGAGATAAACAGACTATACGATATTGGTTATTTAATGAAAAGGTTCCTTCTATAAAGATAAATGGCAAGAGATTTGTAGAGGAAAGATATGTTTGGGAACTTAAAAAGCAGGTGGAGGAAAAGGAAAAAGTCTCTTTTAAGCGTGGTGGTTAATTATGAAATATCGTTTTTTGCATGTGTCTTTTTGGCAGGACCCAGATATTTTAGAGTATTCTCCAGAAAAAAAATTATTTTATGTGTATTTATTGACAAATCCACATACAACTCAGAGTGGAATTTATGAAATTTCATATACGATTATGAAATTTGAAACAGGATTAACTTTAGCAAAGATAAAGCAGTATTTAAAGGAGTTTGTGAAAGATGAAAAGATTGATTTTGATGAAGATACTTGCGAAATTTTTGTGTTAAATTGGATGAAATATAATTGGAGTAATAGTCCTAAAGTTATAAAAGCTGTTTTGGATAGTTTGAATAATGTAAAGTCTAAGAAGTTGTTGGAAGTGTTCTATAACCGCTTAAATAAAGAGCAGAGAGCACTTTTAGAAGACCATTCTATACGGTATGGATACAGTATCGATACAGTATCGGAAGACTATGGAATAAATAAAAAAGAAAAAGAAAAAGAAAAAGAAAAAAAAGAATATATAGATAATAATTTTTTGGGAACTGACGTTCCCAAATCTTCCTCAACAGGAAATGTTCCTTATCAGAAAATTGTTGATTTGTATCACAAATATTGCCCAATGCTTCCGAAAGTGCGAGTTTTAAATAAAGCAAGAATGAGGTATTTGCGTGCGAGGTGGCAAGAATTCCCGGATTTAAATTTTTGGGAACAGTTCTTTAAGAGGGTTGCTAATTCGAAGTTTTTAACCGGGCGCGCGGATTATGGAAATAGAACTCCGTTTGTTGCAGATTTTGAATGGCTTATAAGACCTACAAATTTTATTAAGGTTTTAGAAGGGCGGTATGATAATAGGGATGGTTTCCAGAAAGAAGAGGAAAACGTTTTGGATAAAATATTAGCTGAGGGGGGAGACGATGACCAAGGAACAATTTTTTAATTCGATTAAGTTGTTAATGGATAGAATTAATGGAGAATTTGATATAAGTGCTCCTTTAAAGTTAAATGCTGAATATGTTGCAAAAGCATTAGATGTAAAATTTAATAATAATAAAGAGTTGTTGGGGTTTGTTAATAATGTTCTTAATAGTTTTGGATTGCAACCTGTAAATGAAGTTTCAGTTTTGGATTTGTTTGAAATTAAAAAAGTGTTAGAAATAAACGATAATTCGGATATATATTCGGCAAGAATTATTAATGTAGATGGAAAATTGTTTGCAAAAATTTTTGTTAGTTCTGAGAAATATAAAGAAAAACTTATTTTGGAAATACAAGGTTACCCTGAAAAATTCTTAGGACCTGTTTTGGAAAAAGTTGGTAATTTAAGTAGCTTGTCTATAAGACAGTTAATTATGATTAGAAATTTGTTGGAAGAAAAATATTTAGCTTCTCAAAAGAAGGCGAAAGTATGATTAATTTTTTAAGCCTTAAAAAGTTTCATTTAAAGCGTTTTTTGAAAGCTAAAATGTAAAAAAAGATATTGTTAAGTTGATTTTTGGGTGTATTGATTTGTATCAAAAGGGTACTTTAAAGTATTGTAATATTAATTTTGTGTCTAAGAATAGTCCTGTGAAGTGTTTTTTTGATGTTAATAAAGTTTATGTTGTAGTAGGTGCTGATGTCTTTGAATTGAAAATAAGTTCTAAATATAAATAATAGCCTTGCTCCTCGTTGGAGGGGCAGGGCTTTTTGTTTTTGCAGATATTTATTATTAGTTCGATGTTCGAATTAACGATTTAAATCAATTTTAAGCTTAGTCTTTTTTGCGGGATATATGAATATATCTGATGGCTTTAAAATAAAAATTTGGCATAATTATTCAAAAATTTGGGGCATTTTTATCGAGTATTAGATATTAAGTTTTTATGTTTTTGGTGTGAATATAAATTTGATATATTTGTTGGAGTTTGTGCTATGATAGATTTAGAAGAAAAAATCTAATTGTTCGAGTGTTTAAAAAAGGGGGTTTATATATATGTTAGACTGGTGGCTGCTGATATGAGTATCAAGGAGTGGAAACAACACAAACAAACAGAGAAAGTGAGGGGTGAACTGCATGAATGAATTCATTTCAGGAAGCAAGTTGATGTTTTATCTCGAAAGGTTAGAAACAAAGAACCCTATTACACTGGAAGTCTTCCTAACTGATTACTGTGATAATACCTGTCCTTATTGTAGATACAAACATGGTCAGGACTATATCAGTTATACAAAGTTTATTGAAATATTCAGTGTTGCAAAGAAGAGTGGTATCAAAGGGGTTATTCTTACAGGGGGCGGGGAACCTATGTTAAATCCTGATTTTGAAATTATAGCAAAATTCCTGGAAAATGTTGAAATACCTTATGGAGTCAATACCTACCTTCCTAAGAAATTTCCAAAGTTGAAATCAAAATGGCTGAAAATTTCCTATCACAATGACAGAGTATTAGATAGATATGAGGAATTCCTTGAAGATGTTCCTGATGATGTTTTTGTGTCTATTCAGAAAGTGTATTTGAAGCCTGGCGATTTGTTGGAGTTTGTAGACAAGATTAAGCATATCAAAAGGTGGAATGCTATTATAGTTCGCCCATTGGAACATCCAAGTTTTCAATATTCTGATGAGGCATTACAGAGTTTGAAAAAGGAGTTGGAGCAAGTAGATGATGAAAGAGTTGTTCTGAACTACAAATGGAAATTTTTGAACAAAAGATTTAAAAAATGTTATGCAAATTGGAGTGTTCTAACAGTGGATGCAAAAGGTAGAGTGATATATTGTTGCCATAAGCCTGATGAAGTAGTTGGAAATATCACAGATTCCAATATTTTGAAAAAGAAAGAAAGATATCAAATAGACATGTCAAAATGTGAGGTGCCTTGTAGGTTATCAGGTCCAAATTACTTTTTGGAAGAGGAAATCAAGAACTTACCACTACATTTGGAATTCATATAAACAAGGGGGTTAAAAAATGGAAATTAAGAAAATGCCTGTTTCTGAGTTGAAATTTGCTCCATATAATCCAAGAAAGATTACCAAGAAAGAAAAAGAGAAATTGAAGAGAAGCATTGAAGAGTTTGGATATATTGAGCCTATTGTTTGGAATAAACACACAGGTCATGTTGTGGGTGGAAATCAAAGGTTGACAGTATTGAAGGAAATGGGAGTTCAAGAAGTTGAAGTTGTAGTTGTAGAGCTGGACTTGGAAAAAGAGAAAGTCCTGAACTTGGCTCTGAACAAGATTAGCGGTGATTGGGACTATGAGAAATTGCAAGAGATTTTAGCAAATTTGGATAGTTTCATGCAGGAGCTTGCAGGCTTTGATTTGAATGAGGTGCAAAAAATACTCGGGGAATGGGATGATAGTCCTTATACTTTTAAGTTGCCAAAGGTTCAGTATGAGCCTGCAGGAATTCCAGTAGAATTGAAGGATTTAGTAGATATTTCTAAATATGAAGAGTTGTTGGAAGAGATAGAAAAGTCAAGTGTATCTGAAGAGGAAAAGAAATTTTTAAGATTGGCTGCTACACGTTTTATTAAGTTTGATTTTGATTATATTGCTGAATATTATTGCGCAAAAGCAAGTCCTGAAATGCAAAGGTTGTTTGAAAAGCTTGCATTAGTAATTGTGGATTTTAATGACGCAATTCAACACGGTTTCGTTGAAATGAGCAAGAAGTTGTATAAAATCTTAAAAAATACAAAAAGTGAGAATATTCCTGAAGAAGGTGGATATGATAATGAGGGATGATTTTGCTGTATTTATATTAACACATGGACGACCTGATAAACAAATTACATTAAAGTTTTTACAAAAGCAAAATTATAGTGGTAAATGGTATTTGTTGCTTGACGATGAAGATGATACGATAGATGAATATGTTAAAAGATATGGGAAAGAGAAGATTAAAGTTTTTAGTAAGAAGGATTATGATAACCGTGTAATGTTTATGGATAATTTTAACGGACCTCGGGAAATTATTACATATGCAAGGCATGCTGTTTTCGATGTTGCAAAGGAATTAGGTTTAAAATATTTTTTAATGTTGGATGATGATTTAGGTGTTTTTTATATTAGGTTTTATGAAGGCAAAAAGTCAGTTCAAACTTTTGTAAATAATTTGGACGAATCATTTGAGATGTTTTTAGACTTGTTAGATAAAACAGGGGCTTTAACAATTACTACAGCTTTGGCTGGAGATTATATAGGTGGCGCTCATAATGAAATGTTTAAAAATGGTTATAAAAGAAAAGCAATGAATACGTTTTTTTGTAGAGTAGATAGACCGATAAATTTTATGGGGCGTTTTAATGAAGACGTTGTTACTTATGTGCATTATGGTAATTTAGGAGAGTTGTTTTTTGCAGTTGGGAATTGTTATGTAGCTGAAGGTATGACACAAAATATAAAAGGTGGGATGACTGATTCCTATAAATTGTTGGGGACTTATGTAAAATCTTTTTATGCGGTTATGGTTGCTCCATCGTCTGTTAAAATAGGCGTTTTGAGTAATGTTTATTACAGAATACACCATAAGATTTTTTGGCGGAATGCAGTTCCGAGAATTGTTTCAGATAAATATAAGAGGGTGGGAGAATGGCAAAAAGAGGAAGAAAGTTGAAGTTAAATGATGATTTAATTAAAAAAATTGTGTCTGCTATTGAAATAGGCACGTATAATAAAGTGGCTGCTCGAGCAGTTGGTATTGATGAAAGCACTTTTTATATGTGGCTAAAAAAAGGGGAAGAAGCAAAAGCAAAAGGGATAAACAATATTTATAGCCAATTTTATGATGCAGTTAAAGAAGCTGAAAGTAGAGCGATGATAAGACATTTATCTAATATTGTAAAAGCATCTCAAGAAGGTAATTGGCAGGCAAGCGCATGGATATTGGAAAGACGTTATCCTGAATTATGGGGAAGAAAAGACCGTATGAATGTAGAAACGGATAATGGTATAGTCGTTAAGATTGAAAAGGTTAATCCTGAGGAAGTGGAGAATGGTTGATGTAAAAATAAAAGTTATCGCAAAGATTTATAATTGGTTGGAGCAGTCGAAATTTAAAATAAATGTTATTTATGGTGGTGCTGGTGCTGGTAAGAGTTATACGTTGGCACAATTTTTGTTGTTTGAAAAAGTGCTCCAAGAAAAGAATAAGCGTATTTTAGTTACGAGGAAGGTTAATCGTTCGTTGAAAGAATCCTCTATAAGGTTGTTTAAAGAGTTGTTAAAAGAAATTCCAATTCCGTATACAGAGCATAAAGCAGACCAGACTTTTACATTCCCAAATGGCAATGAAGTTATCTTTAGGGGGTTAGATGACCCTGAAAAAATTAAGTCTGCTGAATATAATTACATATGGATGGAAGAGGCAACGGAATTTACGGTAGATGATTTTAATCAATTGCGTTTGAGGTTGAGAAGAGCAACTAATACGAGAAATATGATGTTTTTAACGTTTAATCCGATAGGAAAGACAAATTGGGTGTATAAGACGTTTTTTGAACATGAGTATGAAGATACAGGAATTTTACATGTTACGTATAAGGATAATCCGTTTTTGGATGCTGATTATGTAAGTATATTGCATAATTTAGAGCAGGAAGATGAAAGGTTTTATAGAATATATACGTTAGGGGAGTTCGTGGAGTTATCGAACGTTATTTATAATAATTATCGCATTATTGATAAATTGCCATCGAAATATGATATACTTATATATGGGTTGGACTTTGGTTTCAATAATCCGACCGCATGTTTGAAGATTGGAATATATGATAATGAGATATATATAATTGATGAATTGTATCAGACTCATTTAACTAATGCGGAATTGATTGAAAGATTAAAAGAGTTTGTCATACCTATGAATGCCCCCATATATGCAGATTCTTCTGAGCCTAATAGAATAGAAGAAATATACCAAGCCGGTTTTAATATATATCCTGCAAAAAAAGAAGTTAAAGAAGGTATAGACTTTTTACAGCGTTTTAAAATAAATATTGCAAGTAATTGTGTTAATACAATTAAGGAAATTCAGAATTATAAATGGAAGGAAGATAAGAATAAAAATATACTTGATGAGCCTGTAAAATATATGGACCATAGCATGGATGCAATGAGATATGCAGTATATACATATTTAGCTAAGCCAAAGACTTCTGTTATTGTTGATAAATATAATATAAAAGGGGTGATTTAATGGGCAATATGGAAAAGATAGATAAAAAAATTGTGGAAATACAATATGGGTTTCCTTTTGGTTTCTTAACCACTGCTTTAGGTGAGGTATTGAATGATACTGATATAAGCTTGTCCACGTTTACTGAAATGATTTCTAAAGATGAAACAATTGCTTCTGGTTTGGAGTTTTTTATTAACCATGTTTTAAATTATTTGGGTGAATATACGCATCCTGATGAAGTAGTGCAAAAGTTTGTTAAGATTAATTTCGAAAGAATAGAGGTATCTTATAGGGAAACATTGGAGCAGTTTTTAAAAAATTTGTTGGCGTATGGATTTGCTGTAATGGAAAAGGTATATGAAGAAGTAGATGGAAAGATTTATCTAAAAAAAATAATTGCATTGCCGAGTGATACAGTTACTTTTGTATTGCGTAATGGAGAAATAGAATTTATAAGGCAGATAACATTAACAAATGGATTTGTGGATATTCCAAGGTGGAAGTGTATAGTTGCGACTGTTGGCTCGGGTGTTTATGGTGAAAGTAAATTAAGGCGTGTATATCGGATGTATGCGTTTAAAAAAGCAATGATAAAGTTTTGGGCTATTGCGATGGAAAGATTTGCAATGCCCATAACACATGGAAAAGCAAGGGAGCCTGAATTGTTAAAAGACGCATTGGCGAATATTTGGAGTAGTGGAATTATTGTAACAGACCCAGGAACAGAGGTTACGCTGTTAGAAAGTAAAGATAATATCGGTGATGTTTATAAACAGACGATTGATTTTGCCAATGTGCTTATTTATAGAGGGCTATTATTACCGCAGTTGTTGTCTTCGACATCTGGTGTTGGTAGTTATGCTTTAGGAAAAATACATTTAGATTTATTTTTAGATTCCGTGTTGTCGTTTGCTGAAAAGATTAAGAATGTTTTGATAGACCAACTTATTTCTGATTTAATTGATTGGAATTTCGTTGATGTAAATGTTTATGGCAAATTTGTTTCGAATATAAGAATGTCTTCGGAAGAATTGGAAAAATTAAGTAATGCGTTAGCTAATTTCTTAGATATTGGAGTTATAGATTATGAAGATGTTGATTGGATAAGAATGATGGCGGGGTTCCCAGAAAGGAAAGCTGATTTAAATGTTGCAAATAATAATAAGTCTAATTTGGAGGATAAAGTATGGCAAGATATAGGGGTTTCGCTGAAGCACACAAAAGAGCAGAAAATATAATTATTAATAATTTGTATAAGGCATGGAAGCCTATTAGAGAAGCCACAATAAAAGAAGTAGTGGATGGAGATATTGCGTTTTATGATATAGATGTCTTAAGTGGGGTATTGTTTAAGGGGTTATTGATAGCGTATATTTTTGGAAGAGTATATGGTTATGGTTATCTTAATAATTTGGTAAAAAGGAATAAATCTAAATTGGAAAGTAGATTTACTTTAGCTGAATTCCCAAGTGCGGAGCAAGTTTTATATTTAGTGTATAATCAGAATAAAGATGTGCTAAAATTAATGTTAAGTGTTAATGCATTTAAAAGGCTTACGAAAGATATGTTTGCTGAATATTTTAGACCGTCAAGCGAAGCATTAAACTTTTTACGTGGATATACTGTTTCGTTAGCAAAAGTGGAGGAAGTTGCTACAAGGAAAGAAGTAACAAGGTTGGTAGCGGAGACAATTAAGGAAGGATTATCAGAAGAAGAAGCAATTTTGGTTTTAAAAAATAAAGTGAAACAGTTTACTACTAACAGGATACAAATGATAGCAAGGACAGAAGCTACGAGGGCATTTAATTTGGGGAATTTACAAGAAACTTATATGAGTGAGGTTATAATAGGTTATAGATATGTTGCAGTATTGGATGATAGAACAACAAAAATGTGTAAGTCGAGGCATGGAAAGTTTATTCCGAAAGATGATATAGGGGTATTGGCAATGAATACTCCACCGTTGCATGTAAATTGTAGAAGTTTTTTGGAGCCTGTGAGTGGGTTTAGAAAGGAAATACCTGAAAAATTGAATAGCGGTGAGGTTGAAAGTGGGATGCAAAGACAAGAAGATATAGAATTAGTATATGGCTTTTTAAAAAATGCTAAGTAAGTGGAGGTGGAATAATGAATTTTGTAAGATTGTTTTTGTTGGATGAAATTAAGAAGCAGAAGTTTTGGTATAATGTTTTGCCGATTAGTAAATTTGTTTATGTAACTCCTACCGGGAAGAAGGAAACAATAGAAATTACAAAAGAATTGTGTGTAAAGATAGTGGATAATTTTAAGAAAGGGATACCACATTATAGACCACCTGTAAATATTAGTCACAATGATTTTGCTGGAAGTTATGGAACAGTTATTGACATGGAAGCAAGAGAAGATGGGTTATGGATTTTAGTAGAATTATCGGAACAGGGATATGAATTAGTAAAAAATGGTAAATTTAGGTATATGTCCGCAGAATTTACTGAAAAATATATTGAAAAGAAGTCTGGGAAAGAAGTTGGACCTGTATTCTTGGGTGTAGCACTTACAAACAGACCAGCACATCCAGAAGTAGCTGAAATAAAACTTGAAGAAGAAGCACAGGAAATTATCAAACTTGGAATTACACCAATGCCACCAGAAAGCTGGGAGAAAGATGAAACAAGTAAATGGAGCTGGGATTGGGTTAAGGATGCGGATGAAATAATAGATAAATTTGGTTGGGAAACACTTGCAAAAGCTTGTGTTTATGTAGATATGGAAAAATACGAAAAAGGAAAAAGTGGTTATCCTGAAGTAAAATCGGCTTATGTGTTACCGTATGCTAAAATTAAAGATGGAAAGATGACGATATTTTGGAGTGGAGTAAAAACTGCTATGGCATATTTATTAGGTGCGAGGGGAGGCGTAAAAAAGATACCGAGGGATAAGAAGAAAGATGCATATAACAAGTTGGTTCAGTTGTATAAGATGTTTGACAAGCAACCACCGGAATTTCATTTTGCCGAGGAGGTGTTAGATATGGACGTTAAGGTCCTTGAAGAGCAAATAACAAAGTTAACAGAAAAGCTCCAGAAAGTGGAAGAAGAGAAAAAGATTTTGTTCGAGGAAAAAGAAAAGTTAGAAGGTGAGTTAAAACAGTTATCTGAAAAATTAGAAAAAGTAGAAAAGGAAAAATTGGAGGTAGAAGTAAAAAAGTGGAGTGAAGATTGGGTTAGGAAAGGGGTTAAGCCAAGCGTTGTAGAAACAGCTAAGAAAGTTGTTTTAGAAGAGCCAGAAAAGAAAGTTGTTTTTGATGAAATGTTCAGGCAAATGATTAATCCTGATATGTTTAAACAGTTTAGTGAAGAAAACAGCAATCCTAATCTTGACCCTGTAATAAGAGCTAAAAAAGTTTCTGAGATAGTTTTTAAAGGAGGTGTTAAATAATGTTATTAGACAGATATTATTCGATAGTTCCGGTAGATGTTACAAATGATATTCCAGCAGGTACAATTTTGGAATATGATGCAATTAATCACAGATATACTCCATTAGCATCTGGAAGTCCTGCAGGTGTTTTAGTGGAAGATGTTTCTGCATCTCAAAATCCAGCAACTGCTAAAGTGATGTTTTGGGGCATAGTTTATACGGATGAAATAGTGACAACTCCAAGTGAGGATGTAAAAGCACAATTAAGACAAATTGGAATTTTCGTTGAAGAAAGAGAAATATAAGGAGGCGAAATTATGGATTGGGTATATTTAACTTCATTGTTTAAACAGGCTCCGGTTCCGACTTTTTGGTTGACAAAAACATTTGGTAAAAGGGTAGAATTTTCTCCGCTTCCTAAGGTAAAGATTAGAAGCGAAACTTCGAGTGTAAGTGTCTCAAGTTTGGGGAAATTATATGACCCTCCAAAGCCTGTTCGTATTAGTGCTAACGTTAATGAGGTGGAAATTGCTCCAGCACAAATTTACGAATATGATACTATTACTGAAGAATTAATTGCATCGCAAAATTTTAACCCACAAGTATTAGCGGTTGATAATGTTAATGATGTAATAAGTTCTAAGGATTATCTTTATGCAACTAAAGTTAGGTTATTAAAAGAAAGATATATGAGAAGATTAGAAGTAATGTTTGCACAATTAATTTCTACAGGAAAGATAAATTACAATGATGGTAAAAGGAAATTTTTGTTAGATACTGGAGTTAGTTCAAGTGCTTATTCTTTAAGTAGTAGTACTAAAGTTATAAATGATTTGATGGATTTAGTTGATGAAATTAAGGCAAGTGGTTTTAATCCTGAGTATATAATTGTAACAAAAGATGTTGCTAAGGCACTTTGGGATAATACACAATTTAAAGATGCTGTGTCTAAAAATGGTGTTAATATAGGTGCTTTAAATTATAGGGTTGAAGAGCCATATGTCCGTTTTGTTGGAGAAATAAATGGTTTACCACCTATTTATTATTATGCAAATAAATATTCGTTTGGTGGTTCTACATATGATGCAATTAGTGGAAGTAAAATAATAGTTGCTTCAACGGAAGTATTTACGTTAACATATGGTGCAATAATTAATAAGCATTTGAATGCTGGTTTTAGACCTGTGCAGGCAGATGTTGCTGTTTGGGAAAGTACTACAGAAGATGGTTCACAAATTGTTCTTTATATGATGTCAAGACCACTTCCATATATTGGCAATGTAAATGGAGTAAAGATTTTGAATGTAACAATATCATAAGCGAGGGGGGTAGATGCCCCCTTTGCTTTTTTGGGGGGATTATATGACTTTAGAAGATTTGAAATTACGTATAGAAAAACATTTTGCTGGGTTATCTTCCGAATTAAATGTTCCTGATGATGAATTGTTAAAGGCAATAATGGATGAAGGGGTGGCTTTAATAAGCCGTGATATTGTTTTGGATGAAACAAAAGAAAAAATTTTATTGCCTGTTTATGTCGTTAGTAGGTTGTTAGAAAGAAAAGGGTATATAGAATTGTCTAACCAATATTGGAACCGTTTTATGCAGTTATATGGTATGTTTAAGAGGGTTTTTCCGAAAGACCAGACGCCGACATCGGTAGATTATACGAGTATCAAACGGGTATTTACTGATGATGAATTAGGGAAGTGGTAATAGATGTCTGATATAAAAATAGAGGTAGATTTAGGTTCGGTAAAAAAACTTGTAGATAAATTAAATCGTGCATCTTTTACTCCAATGTTGCGAGATATGGGAGCATATCAAAAAGAAAGTGTTTTGTTAAATTTTGAATATCAGGGTAGACCTAAAAAATGGCCTCCGTTATCTGAAGAGTATTTAGCGTGGAAACTTAGAGAAGGATATAGCTCAAAAATGCTGATTTTAACGGGACGATTAAGAAATTCTATAAATGTTGAAGTAACAAATACCACGGCAAAAGTATATTCTGGTGTAAAATATGGAGTTACACATCAGTTGGGGCTTAATGGTGTTCCTGCAAGACCGTTTTTGGTTGTGCAAAATGAAGATATACAAAATTTAGGAAAAATTGCTTCTGAATTTGTTGATAGGTTATTAAGAGGGTGATTATGAATGAAAAAAGAAATAATAGAATATTTTGTTAAGTTTTTAGAAAATAAAGGTTTTACAGTGGAATTAACTGAGCCTAATTGGGATTTAGTAAAAATGTTTCCTGTGGCATGGGTTGAAATGGAAAGCGATAGTGTTATGCAGGGGTTACACCAAACGCAGGTGCATAAAATGTCTTTAAGTGTTTTTTTTGTGAATAGAGTAATAGAAAGTGCGAGCAAAAAAGCAATATTGGAATTAATAGATTTTATAGAAGATTTAGAAAATACGTTGCAGAGAGAAGTAGAAATTAATGGAGTAATAACTAAGTGGAAATATGTTTCGAGTAGGATAAGAAGTACGCAGACGGTAGATATAAATTTTGCCTTAGTTGGAGCTGTTTTGAGTTTGGAAGTAATATATACAATGTAAAAGGGGGTTAGATTATGCCATATGTAGGACATCAACATGTTTCTGGAATAAATGGCTTAATTACAAGTGCGAATTTTACAGACAAATTTAATTCAAAGGTTTATAAAGGTTTACCAAATTTTACAGTAGTAGCGGGAAAAACTAAGCTTGCTTCTATTGAATTGTCTGGTATTGTTACAGACACCACAAGTTTATCAGCAACACATAGTGCATATACTACAGCTACAGCATCGGGTGCAGGTGCAGGAGTAGATGGAATTATAACTGCACTTTCGTTATCTGGAAAATTAGGTGGAGAAGTAGATTTTTCTGTTACAGTGGAAGGAAAAAAGACAAGTGGTGCAAGTTCTACAGCTAATCCTGGAACATTGATGTTGATAGATGATGCAACTATAACCGTTGACAGTGCAACGTTAAAGGTATTAAGTTTTAATTTGAGCGCAAATTGGAGTATTGAATGGATTTATGATGGTGCTGGTTTAGACTTCCCATATCCTAAGATTGCTGATGCAATTTTTACAAGTTTTGATGGTAAGTTGAGTGTTTCATTAAACGAAGCTCCTGTGTTGGGAGATACATTGGGTGAAATAGATTTTGCTATATCTGTTGGAAAGTTGTCTATAACAGGTAAGGCGTATGAAGATGAAAATAAAGCTGAAGATACACCTGATGGAACATATACTACCACAAGGAATTTTATAATTAGTGAATTAACGATTTCAACTACAGCATAATAAGGTGGTGATAAGAAATGATTGATTTTACGAAAAAAAATGCAAAGTTAGAATATAGTTTTTTGTGGAATAAGAAAGCGCATATATTTAAAGCTGAGATGAAGCCTTTAACGGCGGGACAGTTTTTAGATTTTGCGGTGAGATATCCTATAGCTTTTGGATGGTTAACCGGACAAACACCTTTTTTGGAAATGCAAAGAGTGGAAAATGGGAAAGTGATTAAAGATATGAGCAATGCTGAAGGACTAATAGATTTAGCATTATCGACTGTTGTAAATCCTACAATAGATGATGAGCCTTATGAAGGGAATTTAAAAGATTTACCGGATTTGTTAGTAGCTTTAATCGTTAATGATTTTAAGCTGTTAAACTTTTTGAGTAATGGGGATGCTGATTTTTTCGCAGAAATAAAAAATACTACCAGCAAATTATCTCAATCGCAGAACGAATAGGTTATATAAATAAAGACATGCCGTTAAAGTTGTTGTGGATTTATCTCCAAGTGCAAGGAGGCGAATAAGATGGCAAGTTTGGAAAATGTTGTGCAGATACTCATTAAAGCAAAAGACGAAGCAAGTAAAGTTGTATCGCAGACGTTTAATAATATAAATGCATCTGCGAAACAGTTGGAAAATGCTGGAAGTAAAATAAATAAAAGTATAGACCCACAGAAAGTTAGTTCTGCAATAAATAGTGTTTCTAACCAAATGCTTGCACTTGGAGGTAGTATGTTAGGTGTTGTTGGAATAGCTTCTCATTTTGGGTTGGAATTAAATAAAAGTATTGCATCGGCTGGTTCTGTTGCAGGGTTGACGGTTGATAAGTTTAAGGAGTTTGAGAAAGTTGCAAGAGAAATGTCTTTAACAACTACTATATCAGCTAAGGAAGTAGCGGATGGTATGTATTATATTGCATCGGCTGGTTATAAAGGACAGGAAGTTATAGAAACTGTTAGAGGGACAGTTGCTTTAGCAAATGGAACGTTATCGGATATGGCTACTACTTCGCAGTTGGTTGTTAGCACGTTGTCGAGTTTTGGCTTAAGTGCTTCGGAAAGCGCAAAAGTAGCTGATGCATTTGCATATGCAATTACAAATTCGCAAGCATCTGTTAGGAAGCTTGCGGATAGTATGAAATATGTTGGACCTGTTGCAAAATCTGTTGGTTTAAGCGTGGAAGAAGTAACTTCTGCACTTATGTTATTTTATAATGCTGGTTTGACTGGGGAACAGGCAGGAACATCGTTAAGAAATATTTTGTTATCGCTTGTCGACCCGAGTAGTGAAGCCCAGAAAGCATTAGAGCAGTTGGGAATTAGTTTGGAAGATATTGACCCACGAAAACACGGATTAGATGAAATAGCTAAAACGTTTGCAGAAGCAGGGGTTTCGGTAGACCAACTTGCAACGTTAGTTGGTAAAGAAGGTGTTTCTGCGTTAAGTGTTTTAATAGAAAAGGGCGAGCAGTTAAAGGTATTAGAGAATAATTTAAAAAATAGTTCGGGAGCAGCTGAAGAGTTAAATGAAAAGGTTAAGCAGACACCATATGGGCAATATCAACTTATGATTAACCAGCTAAAGAATTTAGCATATGAAGTTTTCCCGAGTGTGGTAGAGGCAGCCAAATCTTTTTTGGAGCCTGTAATTGGTATGGTTAAGTGGTTTACTTCGTTGGATGATGGAACAAAAAAAGTAATAGCACAAATGACTGTATATGGTGGAGTTTTATTAACAACTGCTGGACTTTTTGGAAAATTAACATCTGGAATTATAAATACAATAACTAATTTAAAAACACTTACCGGTTTATTCCCTGCGTTATCTAATACTGCGGTTGCAAGTTTAAATGGAATTACTGCTACTATTGGAAAAGTTGCTGGGGTAGTTGGACTTTTGATTTATGATATTACAACTGCGATTAAATTAGGTAGTGCGTTAGGAGATTTATTTAAGATAAAGCAAGAAACAAAAGCGATAGAACAATTTGCGGATGTTTCGGAGTTGTCTAATAAGTTAATAAAAGAAGTATCGTTGATTGATAAAACTGCAGTAAGTGAATTAACAAAGCAGGCAAAACAATTGGTGGAACAAGGGATTGTAGATACAATGCAGGAAGCGGAGCTTGTGGTATTGTCTCTTGCAAATACAGGTAGATTAGGTGAGGTGTTAAAAGAGTTTCCGAATATAAGAAGTGTTGCTAACAAAGCATTAGTTACGTATAACGTTAGAATAGATTTTGGAAACTTTGATTTAGAATGGAAAAAAGCGGGGGAAAATATTAAAAATGAGATTAGAAACGCCATGTATAGGGGTGTGGGGTTATGATTGTTACTTTTAATAAGGCAATTGAAGAGCCAGTATTTTCTGGAAGTGTTGAAACTTTTGAGCAATTAACAGGGAATGCGTTTTCTTTAATGTTAGGAAGTTTTAATATTCAGGCGGATATTGTGTCTGAAAAACAGCAGTGGTTAGGGATGAAGAATAGCCAAAATGGGATTAAGTATATATACCGCTTAGAAAAAACTATACCAGAGTTTTCCGACCGGATTAGAATTATCGAGCCTCTTGCGTTGAGTGATATTGCATCGAAATGCCCAATCACAATAAATAATCCTTCGACTGATAATACTACAAAGGTTTTTGTAAATTTTGAAGGAAGAGTATTAGATTTTATAGATTGGTATGCGAATATTTTAGGTAAATTTTGGGTTATGAATGTAGATGGGACTATTTCGTTAATTGATATACCGACTGCAGGAACATTAAGTTTACCTATACAGTCTTTAACGGCAGAATTGGAAGTAAGTAAAAGTAGGGGGTTGAATGGTTTTAATGGTGTAAAATACAATGTTTATTCTGAAACAAGCACTCCTGATTATTACCAGCTTGTTATGGAAAAGCCAAAATTTAGAATTGTTATAGAGCCACCATTTACTGATGCATCGGATAATTTGCAGTATGTAATAGTTTATGCTGAATATCTGTTTGATATTAATTATGCGGATATAGATATTGGAGTTACACCGTTGGTAAATTTTGTTTATGGAGCTGGTGCAACTAAAGGACTTACAACGTCGCAGAATAAAGATGTTTATGAATATGATTGGACTTGGGATGGCAATACCAGGTTTATGTTTTATTTTAGGGTTGCTGTTCCGTATCCTAATAGTGGAGATATTAATAAAGCAATTTTAGATGCGTTTATGAATAAATTAGGTGTTGATGATAATCCTGCATTTTCACATACACAATTTCAAATTACGTTTAACCGGAAAAAGAAAGTAGGTGTGGAGAATACAGTTGGAAGTGCTCCGTTTAGAGAAATAAGTGTTGCTGGAATACCAAGAGGATTAGAAAGTAATTATGCTGATAAAATGCATTTTTATTATTCTTATGCGCAGAGGTTAATTTATACGCAGGTATTTAAGACTGATTATAATGGGCTTGTAGATATAGGGAGTAGCGGGAGTTCGTTGATTAAAGCAGTAAATTTAACACACGATACAGTTGAAGATTATGCAACGCAGACGGTTGAGGTGGTGAGCCTATGACATTACATTTTGATAATTTACAGCAAAGCTTTAGAGAGATAAGACAAGAAGCAGTTAAATCTGGAATAATAAAAGATATTGTAGAACTTACAGGGTTTAATGGTAAGTGGGCTATTGTAGATATAGATGGAGAAGAATACAAAATACCTGCAAAGCCTGATATGAAAATAGGGGATAGAGTAATTATTGCAGGCGGTGAGAATTTTTTTTAAAAAGAAAGAGTTATTTTGCACTTCCAGATTTTATTTCGAGTTTTGCTCCAATTGAAATACCACCAACGGATATATTCTATCTTATTTATCCAGATGTTGAATATACTGCGATAAAAGTTACTCATATTAGCGATTTTGCAGTAGAAGAAACTTTAAATTTGGGGTTAGCTGTGGAATTGTTGCAAACTGATAATAAGGCAGGTTATATTTCGTATAATGGTGTTAATGTTATAAGCGATATTGGAGAAACGTTAAATGATGGTTTGCTAATTAAAGAAGTTGATACAGATACAGGAGAAGTACAAAATACGGATTATTTGCCATTGCAATTAAATATTAGTGCTTATGGAGAAGTAAGGATAATTGCCAACGAGTATTTTTATGCGTATGATACAAATTCTGGTAGACATTTGAGGACGTTTGATGGAGATATACATTTAACGTTTAGTGGTTATTCGAGAATTTTATCTGTAGATGATGGGACAAATTCTATAACTTATGCGGTTGATAATGATACGGGCAATTGTTATTTTTATTATAATAAAACAAATTTGCATTCTGATGTTAATTTTAGTTCGAAGATAGATAGCATACAGCCTACGGTATGTTACTTTTTGGATGATGGAAGTTTTATAGTTTCGAATAAAGGGTTTAAGCAATTTTCTTCGAGTGGAGTTTTGTTATTGGAAGCAAATTATTCTATAGACAGCCATCCTGCGTTAGTAAATGTTAAAGATAAATTTTATGCGGTTTATTGGGAATATGTCGATGCTACAAATTATGATAATTTGTGGTTTAAGGAATTAGATAGTCAGACGTTGCAATTTTCTGGAGCTGAAAAGTTTTTTGAAAATGTTAATTTTATATGGGGACCTGATGAAACATTAAAAATAATTAATGCTTGGAATTACCAACGTGTTAGTTATTTGGCAATTGCTGGTAGTCCGGGCGGTGGTGGGGGTGATGTTATACCATCATGATTTATGGGTTAAATGCTGTTGGAATTAAGGTTAAAACACATGTTATAGATGCTTTTTTTTACAAAGAAAATGAAAATAAAAAAGTTAGAGCTATTTTTGCATATAGGACAGATATTCCTGTTGGAGAAATTATAGATGGGCAAGATGCTTCGAGTAGTTATTTATATTGGTATTCGTTAGATAATGCTGTATGGAAACAATTTTTTAAAGATGTATCAGGATTTAATCGTATGTTGCCTGTTGGTATTGCGATGGTTACTGATGTTGATGATGGAAATGTTGGAGTAAAAACGAGTTTTGAATCGCCGACACCACATGGATTTAGGTATTATGCGGATAAATATATTTTTTATAAAACAAAGTTTATTGTCGCAGAGTTAGATGAGGTTAACTTTTTTCAGGTCGCAAATAATCCGCAGATATTGGAGACAGATGCTACGTTGGGGACAATTTTAGAGGAGTATTATTCAGATGGTTTGATTAGTGCAAGTTCGAGTTTAGAAAGTGAATTCCACAAAATTTATACTTTAACGTTTAATTATGTATTTCCGTATAGAGTTACAAAAGATAAAGTAATAAAGGTTAGGGTGCATGGGCAAAAGCAAGTAGAAAGTTTTTGTTCGGTTCCAGAATATTCCGTTTATCACATAGCATTATAAGGGGCTGGTAAAATGGGGTAGTGCAAATTCCCACGTCGCAAATTGATAGGATAAATATGCAGTATGCACCACCTACGAAAAAAGGTAATATTTATGTAGGTTTTTTCCCGCATAATGGTGATTTTAAGGATAAATTATATGTGTTTGGGGAAGGCGTTTTTATTCGATTAATGGATAGATATTTCCACAAATATATTTATGACGTTAATACGCAGTTTAGGACAGATTTTACGAATTATTACGACGCCGGAGATAGCAAAAAATATAGATTTAAAGAGCATTTTAAGGCGGAATACCATATTTATTACGAAGAAGCTGCGTATTCGAGATATAATATAGAATATTTAGAAATTCTTTTAACAGAAAGTGGTGCACAAATTGTCAATGCTGATTATAGACATGCTACTGTTAATATTATTCCTGAAACAATGAATGAAACTGTGCAGTATGTAAATGCCGATGGACAAGTTGAAGGTGAATTTGTTTTTGAAGCGATGAGGTATTTGTTAGATGTTACTCCGTTGCATTCTAATATTACTCGAAGTTATTTAGAAATATATGAAAATCCTTACCATTTGGAGCCGGTTGTTTTTTCGATGTTGGATAGATATAGGCCTACGTGGGTAAAAGACAATGTAATATCTGCTGTTGTAAATGCTAATTTTGATGATATAACAAATGGAGTTTTTGCACCGAATACATATATTACTGTTTTATATCCTCCGAATGTAGAATTAAGTAGATATAAAATAAAATTAGAAGTTTGCGAAGATGGTGGGACTGAATTTTTACGTGAATCCTATTATCCTTATAATTTAACAGATATTCCATTAAAAATATTGGAAATACCTTTTAGTTCTGGTATGGACGGTAATTATGAATTGTTGTATAGCTATAATTTGTCGAGTAAAGCTACTTCGAATGTAAATCCTAATAATGGTGCTTTTTATTATCAGCCGGTTATTACTTTGCAATATGATAGATTTACGTCGGAAATTAGTATCTGGAATGGTAGTTCTGGTGCTGATATTGTGTTGCCAAATGGTATAGAAGAACAATTATTTTAGTTAGTATGGCAGGAGGTGTTATTATGGCGTTGAAGATTTATGCAGATGCGGGATTTACACAGCCTTTAAGGACAATTTTAGCGATGTTGAATGGGGATGGTGCAACGAATACTTTTGCGGTTTCAGAAGAGCCTGATGAAGTAAGATTGTTTGGTGCTGGAAAGCCGTATGGGGAGCTGTTGGTAAAAAATACTACAACGCCCACAACTCCAAGTGCAGGTGAATGGGGTTATAGTGGTGGAACTGTTTATTTAGGAAATGCTCCAGCGGTTGGTGAAACAGTTGTTGCTTTTAGTGGTGGGGTAAGGATATTTGAAGGTGTAAATACTGTGTCTGGACAGGTTAAATTTCTTTCAAGTTCGGATGATGTAAATGATAGAACAAAAATACAGCAATTATGGATTAAAAACGATGCGGTAGATAGAGAATATACAGAGGTTTCGGTTGTATCTATAATTGATTTGGTTGCTGGAGAAGGTGCAGATGTAAGTTGGTTTAGTGTTGCGCCTGATAATGCAGGAAGTCCTGGAACATGGCAAGCTACTCCATTAAATTTAGCTAATATAGGAGCGTCTGGTTCGGTTAGTTTTTGGATAAAATGTGTAGTTCCAAAAGATACACCGGTAGAGAATTTAAGGGATATTTATATTACTGTTAGAGCTATAGAAAGTTCGACGAATTAA